ATGAGCCGTTCACGCGGTCAGCCGTCCAAGACGCTGATCAACAAGGAATACCCATTCCAGGTCGTTCTTCTACTTACCGAATGGCATCGGATGCATCTGGTTCAAATATTGACCGACCGAGAGAGATTGGGCGGCTACCGGCTTTGGGGTGGAGCCCAACACAATCTGACGGGATTTAGCATTGCGCGCTTTAACACTCGGGAGGGACAGAAAGAGTTCATCCGCCTTTATGGTGGCAAGCCGCACGACCCCGCCGATAAGTCTTCCAAACCATGGGAGACGTATTTTGAAAAATGAAGATTCGACCACCTTACTTGATGGATATGCCGGTCTCGACGCGGATCATGGATTTGTTTGGCTGGTACGAACTGTACGGCTATTGCTGCCGCTGCGGTCATATTGGATCGGTCGACAAACGGATCATTCTGCGGAAGTTCGGAACACACACATACTTTGTTGATCTTCACCGGCGAATGCGTTGCCGAGCCTGCACGGCCAAGGGCGATGCTCAGTTCGGAGTAACAAAACCACCGAGATAGAGAATGACTGGATACAAGACCGACCGAACTCCCAGCGCCAAAGGCAACAAGCTGTTTGAGCACTTCTGCGATGCGAAGGGCTGCAAAGCGTGGGGATCATTCGGCTACAAGACCGCTACTGTCCAACGCTGGTTCTGCCGCGAGCATAAACAGGAAGGCGAAGAAGCCTTGGCTGGACGGCGCAAATAAGAGCTACTTGGTGCCACGCTGCTTTTCAACGCAGGTTTTTGCTTCCTGCCCAGGAGAACATGCGTCTATCTCCGGCTTCTGTATCTGATCTTGCTTTTGCGACGACGGGACTTGGGTGCTGTCTGGATCGGATGGTGGCTGGCCCGGTGCTGCTGGAGGGTTACCCGGCACTTCCGGCTCCTGCCCACCAGATTGCGATGGCGCTCCAGATCCTTGCGCAAATGACGCGCTGGACATGACCACGAGGCCAACTGCTACAGCTATCCATTTCATTCGACCGGCTCCTCTGCATATTCAATTGTCTAAGGTAACTGTCCTATTGCAGTGATGTTCCATCGGCGTATGGACGCAGAAAATAAGCGCCCTACCTTTTTGCAAACGAGGAGGAGCGCATGTGCGGACGATTTACCCAGACCTATACGTGGGCTGAAATCCACGCGATGTACAATCTGACGACGGTAACGCCTCGGAATATCCAGCCTCGCTACAACATCGCGCCGACCACACAGGTGGGCGTCATTACGCGGAACGGCGAAAACCTCGACTATTCTGAAATGCGGTGGTGGCTGGTGCCGAGCTGGTGGTCGAAAGACTTGAAGAGCGTTCCTGCCACGTTCAACGCCCGATCCGAGGAGATCGGCAGTAAGCCGATGTTTCGCTCGGCCTTCAAAAGCTCGCGCTGTCTCATCCCCGCAACCGGCTTCTTTGAATGGTCAGGTCCGAAAGAGGCACGTCAGCCTTGGTTCATATCGGCCAAGGACGGCAAGCCCCTCACCTTCGCTGGCCTACATGAGCGATGGCACGACAAGGCTACAGGCGAAGAAGTGAAAAGCTGCACGATAATCACCTGTGCCGCTAACGACTTTATGGCGAAAATCCACACCCGGATGCCGGTCATTCTGGAGGAAAAGAACTGGCATCTATGGCTTTCCGAGCCACGTGAAGACCTACTCAAGCCAGCAAACGACGACATATTGCAAGCGTGGCGCGTGTCGCCCCAGGTCAACAACAGCCGATATCAAGGCGACGACACGATGCAGGAGGTGGATGGTGAAGGGTCCGAGACATAGTCGTGAATACGAAGACCGTGATCTGGATTGCCAGTTTCAGTTGGAAGATCATGTTTGGGAACTTGTCGACAAAGCTCAGCAAGCGGGATGGGGAGAGGTAGAAGCCGCGAACGCCATTATCGAACTTGCCATGAACCGCATCCTCCAGAACGAGGCAACAGAAGATGACAGCAGAGCACTTGCTGAAGCCGCCGAACAATGGCGGAGGTCGCATCATTAGTATTTCATAATATTATCAAATACTTAAATCAGGAGTCCTCGCAATATTTTATTGACTGCTGAGACTTTTCGTCCGATTATTACCTTGCATCAGCCCCCCGCAAACAGCTGGTGAAGCCCCGGTCTTGCCCCCGCAAGCCGGGGCTTTTAATGAGCTCAATAAAAATCTCCCCGCCCAAGAGGATAGGGAGATATTAGCGGCAAATCACTCAAGCTTTATCGACCACCGACTTTACGGCGTCTTTTGCCTTGCCTTTGGCTTCCTGAGCCTTGCCCTTCAGCTTCTGGGCCGCACCTTCTGCTTCAACCTTTCGGTTACCTGTAAGCTTGCCAGCTTCTTCCTTGATGGCTCCGCCGGCCTGATTGGCTTTTCCCTTAATTTTGTCCGTGGTGCTGCTCATCTCTTCATCCTTTGAATGATGGGAATTTCTTCGCAGGGTGAAAACGAAGAGAGCGATAAAACGTTCCCCATTTTTTCACGGGTACTTGCTAACGCATCTAGGGCGCCACAGGACCGCGATCAGTGGCTTTCTGACGTTGCATACCAGGTTGACTTTGTTAACACCCCTACTGGTATGTAGCCCCGGCGTCCCCCTCGGAGCCGGGGTTTCTATTCCGCGCCCATGCGACAATTAAAGCACCCGATTCTCGAACGCAAAATACCACTTGAAATTTGCCGAAACTGAGCGCTGTGGTTGCATAGAAGGAGCCACCGATGCCGTTCAGATCCGCAGACTATCAGGGAACATATAACCCGACCGAACTGGAGCTTTTACAGCAAGCATATACCCAATGCTGCGATCTCCTTGAACGATGCCCCTTCACCCATGAGGACAAGGACCGACTAGCCCGACTCGTGATGAGAATCTTCGAGGAAAGCAACCACGATCCAGAAATAACGGCAACGCGCTCGGCCGAATTGGCTAGGCTTTTCGACTGATCAGTTTAGATTGACCACTGGACCGGTTTGCATGTCATCGTAAGTTGCACAGGCTTTTCAAACCGATGAAAACCCAACCTGCGCAGCCCTGGCATGGAGTCCTCCTTGCCGGGGTTTACTTTTTTGTCAACGATGGCAAGAATTCGCAAGGAGAGCTAAGTCAGAATAAACTCTAGGATGCTACATGCCTAAGCGGATTATTCGTCCTCGCGAGATCGGACAATATCAAGGTCGCGACGCTGATTGCCAAGACGCTATAGTCGACGGCGTTATCGATTTGATCGAACGAGCTGAAAAAGCTGGGTGGAGCAGCATGGAAGCAGCGGTAGCTGTCGGAATTATTGCTAGGGCGCTTGTCAGAGATCAGATAACTGTCGTTATAGATAACGAGCAGAATTGAGGCGTACCTCGACGGAAGTCACTCGACTTTTAAATTCGATGCGAACAGCTGACCTTAAACAAGGCTTGCTAGTGTGGCGACGCCCCACTAGCAGCTTGCAGCCCCCGGCAAAGCATTATTTATTTCGGGGCTTTTCATCTATTCAGCAACTGATATTCTGATTGTGCATGCTGTCCTGGTAAATCACTGAATGCTTTGCCCCTCAGCAGGCAAACCCCGGTCTCCCTCTCGGAGATCGGGGTTTACTTTTTTTGACCAGAAGGGTAAATTTTGATTGTCCTTTTGGAGAGGGGACGCAGTCGCTTGACCCCGCGCGGTTCTCGCTGCGGGGTTCTTTTTGATCAGACCTTCCTGCTCTCCAACGCCTTCAGCCTCTCCGCAAAATAGATGATTTTATTCAGATCATACATTCGGCTGGCCGCGTCTTTCTCGCCGAACCGATAGCAAGCCTTAAAGATGTTGCCGAGCGCGAAGGACATGCCTTTGTGCTCGATCAGGTCGTTCAGTTCGGTCGCATGTGGAGGTAGCTCGTAATAGCTCGTGCTGCCGCCGTCGGAAGTGACGGGCGTCAACGTGAGGTCGGCATAGATAGGCGCTGTGCCGTCGACGACGAAATTCATACTTCCTCCCTCACCTTCCGCTTCGGCTCTTCGAACTTCTCAGTCACTGGGCCCCCTGCAAGCAGTCCCCGTACCGATGTCAGCTTATCCCGAACAAGCGGACGAAACCGACGCGCCGCGAATGGAGGATTGTCATATCCGAACTGCGGGCAGATGCCGCGATCGACGCCTTTGAGGCAGACACCGATGAAACTGCCCTGCGTGTAATGCTTGAATGGGCCTATCCAGCTTATGGTGTAGACTTCGCCTTCCTTGATCTCGATGAACTGTTCGAAGCCGACCTTGGCGTCGATGCAAACGACCTGATCACCAACTTTGAAAGGGGTCATGGCGCCTCCCCGATCATTTCGAGAGCGGCGGTGTAGCGCACTCGATGCTCCTCATCGTCGCCATAGGAACGTAGATTGTCGCGCAAGTCTGCGATCTTCACCGGTCGCGCAATAGGATTGGAGCAGGCCCGCTTGACGTAGACGAGATAGTCTTCATCATCGCGACGGGTGATCGCATTCAAGGCCAACACGATGTCATCATCAAAGCCGAACGAATAGATATCGTTCAGCGACGTCTTCGTGTGCTCGATCATGTCGTGCATAACAGCGAGGATCTGCGTTTCGCGCGTCTCCTGAGCCATCATGACGCGCAGCGGATGCAGAATATACGGATCTCCGTTATCGCTCTTCTGGTCCATATGCGCCGCTGCCGCTACCGCAATTGCTGTTTCAAGGTTACTCATGGGGTTTCTCCTGCGGCGCTCTCAAGCTGCGGCCCTTGCTTCAATATTGCGGAACTCGACCAGCACACCAAACCGCTTGGCCCGCTGGATGCCCTCGATCATACCACCGCTAATGCCACGGTCACCGTAAACAACGCATTTCTCTGCCACGCGATACCACGCGAGGCCAGCCTCAATGCCGAGCTCACGTTCATCAGGCCGCGAGTCTTCCAACACTTGCGTATGCAGCAAGTGGCTCGTGATGGGTGCCTCTCCGCGCCGCAAACTGTCCAGAAGGCAGGCGCGGGCATATTCAGTGTTGCGTGCGATGTCGCCGCCGTACGGGCTTTCGATGATGACGAGAGGCTTGCGTGCTTGTTGCTGGGCAACGGGCAGATTATCGTTATAAGGTTTTGGCAGGCAACTTATAACCGCCCCACCTACCCTCATCTGCCGCCCTTCAACAGCCGCTCGCGCAGCGCGGTCTTCTGCTTCTTCAAGCATGTTATCTCCTCGTGTTTGTGGTGAAAGCGCCGCTTGGTGGGCGGCGCGGTGGTCAGGCTGCAGCCCGCTTAGGGTGATTATCATTTGCGGCGACCGGCATACGTGCCGCGCCCTGCACCATTTCAGGCCGGAGTGTCAGCCGTGAAACTTCGCCGTACAGCTTCGAGTACGTGATGACCTTCGCCGATCTGCCTGACAACCAGCCGCCGCCAGCAGCATATGCGTCTGGAGCCGCCAGCGTCTCATGGCGCTCGACATACATCAGTCCGGACTTACGCCCCTCGTCCGAATGCAAATGGCCGATGTGCGCATAGGCATATTTGCTCCGGCCGTACATTTCTCGAAACATGCCAGCGAGCGTCGCATCGACGTTATTAACGCCGCGCTTGTGGCCGTGGTGTGCGAATACGGCTGTCTTACCCCACTCGTAGGCGTAATAAAGGCTGGGCGAGTTATCGACGGAGATGCGGGGCTCGTTCTCATACATCGCCGCCAGCATTTCTCGCAGCCACGCCGATGAGGCCGGGTCGTGATTGCCCTGTGCCATAATGATGTGCACGTGCTGGTGCTTTTGCAGCAGCATGTCGATGACACGCCGAACTGTCCGGATGATGACGCGAATTATCTTCTGCAGGCGTGAGTCCGAATCCAGCACGTGCTTGCTGGCAGGCGTAACGGTTTCCATGCTGTCGTAGTGAGCAAGGTCGCCGAGCTGCGCCAGCACAGCGGTATGAGCGTCAGGCGCGAGATCAATCGCGGCAGCGAACCAGTCCGTAACAAGCTGCTCTGCAATCTCGATATCGTAATCAGCGCCGGTTTCTTCCCGCCATGCCAGCATCCCAAAATGGGCGTCCGTTAGGCAGAAGAAGTTCAATAAATCCGCACTAGTGCCGCGCGGAGCGGGCATAATGCTGACGCGCGGTAAGCTTTCGGACAGGGCTGCCACCATGGCATCGACTGCCGCCCGCTGTGCGCTGGCATCAGCCCGCTCCATAATGTGCTGCGTAATCACCCTGCCTTCGGCATTGACGAGCGTCGTCTTGCCTTTGACAGCGAGGCCAGCCGTTGGCTCGTAAACCGGACCAGCCTCTTTCGTCTGGCGCATATATGTGCCGTTCGGCGTCTCGGTCAGGCTTTTGATCGCATAACCGGGCAGCGTCGGTGCCGGCCCCAACAGCCCAATCTCCGCCGCCCGCTTGATGCTCTCGTGGAACGCCGACTTCTTTATGCCGAGCGCAGCGGCAGCCTTAACCAGCGTGCCGTGCTCACGGTAAGCCTCGGCGCGCCGCAGGAGTTCTTCGTGTGAAAGGCGCGCACCCGCGCCCTGTCTGTCATGGGACATACAGTCTCCTCGTGTTTGGTTGAATAGCCGTGGTGAGCGGCTCGGATTGGTCGTCCGAAAGCGGAAGGAGAATGAGTCTCGAGGTGAGATGTCAAGTGGGAAATGGAAAAGCTGCAACACAACCTTCACGCAAGGTTCATCCCCCAGCCTCCGCTTTGTGAATATGGAACAGGTGTAGTTGTTGATGAATGAAACCCGTAGGCGTGAGCGCCGTGGTCGCCCAAAAAATCCAATCGAAAAGACCAGTATTTCCATTCGGCTTGAAGTGGAATTATTGCACAGAATACAAGCGTCTGACCCCAATTGGCGCGAGAATATCGCCGAACTTGTAAGACGGGAATATCAGTTAGATGTTACGAAATGATCAGCACAGGCTCGCTAACCCTGGTGAGTGGCGCAATATACAGGATGGAATATCTCGATAAATGTGGTGTTAATGGACTAAATAAAAAGAGCGGCCCGAAAGCCGCTCTCTTAAGAAACTGGTCACTTGGACCATCGACCCTCGTACTTAAACTCGGTGGCCTTTTCGAGCTGTTCCTTGGTGGCGTTCATTTTTGCCGACCATTTATTATCATTCTCAGAATAGACAATCTCGATGGCATCCGGGTCAACGACCACATACTTTTCGCCTACGCCCAAGAAGCCGCCAACCGATACGATATAGCCTTCGACGTCACCGTCGCCCATCACCACATCCTGGATCTTACCGATGCTCTCATCGTTAGAATTCGTAACATCGAGATTCAGAATATTACTTGTAATAACGTCGGTAGGCTTTGCAGTAACAAACGCCTCTTCTTGTGTTGCGGTAGCGTTCTGCGCATTTGCAAAAGAAACGAGTGCGGCAGTTGCAACAGCAGCTAGAAAAATACGACGCATATTATATTCTCCATTCTTATTTGGTATTTCCGAACATATAATGCGTCTGTGGTATCTTTGGTTCCAACTCTTCAGGAATTAAGTTCTACTTCTCATCGATTTTGGCTGCATCAGATTATCAATCCGCTCGGTGAGCCCGTCGATACGGTGCGCCACACTTTCGATGGCTCGCATGATCTGCGACGTCTGTTCCTGCATGCCCGCCTTGGTGGCGAACGTCTCAGCCGCGCGCAGCTTGTAGTCGGAAAGCTCCTGCCGCGTCAGGCTGGCAAGAGCCGTTGCAGCATCAGCTTTTGCCGCGTTTCGCGTCTCAGCTTTCGCGATCTGGCTTTCCACGTACTTCCAGAGGCCGAAAAGAAAGCCCATCAGCATCACGATAAAGCCGACAACGGCCATGATTTCAGCGCCCGTCATCCGATAATCCCCCTTGCCGCCACTCCCTCCCACAGGCAGGTCAGCCACATTCGCGCCTTCACGGCCGCACCCCGCATAGCTTTTCCAATTTGGTATTCTCCGCGAGGATCTGGCGCTTCGTGCCGTCTGTTAGGCTGTCCTCGACGCTCGGGCGGACAGGCCGGGCTACGTCACAGTAGCTACCGGCTGTCACGCATCCACCGAGACAGAGCAGCATCAACATCGCCGCCGCCAAGCTTACTGGTTTCATCTTCGATTTTCCTTGCTTTGTTGGCGGCTTTCAGCCGGTCGGCGGTGGCGGCAGACGAGTTGTCCGCCCTGCCCTTGAGGTAAGCGCCAGCCAGAATCACAAGGGTCGCAGCGATAGCCACGGCCCATCCTGTGATCTTGGAGCGCAGGGATCAGAGCCAGGTCATGGCGTAATCCCCGTCAACAGCATCGAGACACTGCCGTCGCGTTCGCGGCGGATCAGGTAGCCATCTCGTGTTTCGGTGATTCCTTGGGCGAAGGTCAGCGTGGCCTCGCGCCATTCCTGCGTCTTGCCGACGTATTGAACGGCCGCAGTTTGAGC